CAGCTTCATCGTGCCGAAGACCACGGGGATGGGCTGGCCGATGGTCGTTGACGGCGGCTTGACCCCTGCGATGTCGGGCCGCGGGTTCCGCGGCTTGGGTGTCAGGAGGTACGCCGCGAGACTGACCGCCGCCGAGACCAGGAGGACGATGAAGCCCATCGCTACTGTCCGCCGTAGGTCGAGTCGGTGCGAATCCCCACGATCCACGGGTCCGTCGGATTGATGTACTCCTCACCGAAGAAGTTTTCGATGTTGTTGAACTTCGTCCTGCACGTCTGGCCCGAGCGGTCGCACCCGGGATTGAGTGTGACGCTCGCGCCCACGGTGAGGCCGGGCAGCGGCACGAGGAGCGAGACGTTGAGGGCGGTGCCGGTAGAGTTGTTGTGCGTCTCGATGAATCCGGTGCCGACGCCTGCGATCGTGAGGAGGCCGCCTGCGTAGTAGGGTGTCGCTGCGGCCGTGGCGCCCATCGTGATGCCGAGAATCGTCCCGGTGACATCGACGGAGGCGATCGTCCCCGTGGCCGAGAATGCGGATTTGAGGATCGTGCAGCCCGCATCGTAGAGCGCGTGGTTGCACTGCGGCTGCATCCGGAAGACCGGGATCGTCTGCTGAAACGTCCGCTGTGCGGGCGTCACGGAGAGCGTGGCTTCCGCGCCCTGCCACGCGGCGGCGGCGACGACGCCGTTGAAGATGAGCACGATCTGCGCCGGGTCCGTGAGGTCGGCCCCTGCCTGATACCGCCAGACCCGACAACTCACTGGACCCGGCGCGATCCCGTTCACGAACAGGGCGGCGACCGGCACTTCGACGCCGAGCCCGATCTGCAGCTCGAGCTTCGATGCTTCGCTACTCGACAGCACCGAATCCCGCTTGAGGGTGACCGGGGTATACGTCTCACTGCCTGCGCCCGCGTTGAACGTCACCGGCGCGTCGCCCGACGTATATGTGAACACGGTCGTGCCGGAGACGAAGCGGATCAGTTCGCGCGGTGCGCCGCCGCCGGCCTCGAGGGTTGCGTAGGGGGCCGCCATCAGACGGGGCCCAGCGCCGCGAACGACGCAAACGCGGGCGTCTCACCAGGGAGCTCGGCCACCGGCAACACCACGTCCGCGACTGTGCTCGTCTTGTACGCGATCGTCACCGCGTCGGAGGCAAGCCGGACGAGCAACAGATAGTCGATCTCGGTCCCGACGGGGAGCGCGGCGCCGACGGGCCCGGCGAGGGTGAGCGTCTCCGTGCCATTCCCGTTGTCCACGGCGCCGGTCACCGTCAGGCCGTCGATTGAGATGGCGGGGTCCAGGACGCACAGGTAGTGGCGCGCAGGGCCCGTGGGGAACACGTTCTCCGTATAGCCGCAGCTCTGAATCGTGAGCGTCGTATCGGTCGAGAGCGCGGGCGACGCCAACACGAGGTCCGTCTGCCGGCTGGGCGTCCAGAACGGATACATCCGCCCGCACACCTCGAGCAGGATCCCCTTGAAGAGCGAGATCAGTGGGCGACTCAGGAGCTTGAGTCGGAAGTTCCGCGACGCGATCGGTGAGGCCCCGGCGGTGTAGTAGCCGAACACGCCGGTCCCGGAATCCTCGAGGAGCATCGACCGGCGGAGATCATACTCCTGCGTCACCGGGTCGAACGTCCGAAACGCGCGCATCGTATCGAGGAAGGGCGACGACGCGTAGGCGGGATTGATGACGGGCGGCCACGGCGTGACACCGGCCCCCGCGCCCGGATTCGTCGCCACCGCCATCGCGGTATCGGCCAGCACATCGCACGAGAACTCGACGGCGACGCTGCTGATGTTCCCGCCCGGGCGACGGACGCGGAGCTGCGGCGCGAGTGTGGCGGGCACCACGGGGACCGCGGTCGCGCCCGCGGGCCACGCCTTCGTCGTCGCGGAGCAATTAAGTGTCGGGTTGGCGGACCCGCTCGCGACAGTGAGGATCTCCCAGGTGAAGGGGTCTGACCAGAGCGCCATGTAGCCGCCCGACACGAACTCGCGTCCCACCAAGCCGCCGTCCGACCCGTTGACGACGGTGACGCTGGTCGCCCCGATAGAAGCCGTGGACGCGAGCTGCACGCCGTCCTGCCACAGCGGGCAGCCGATGACGTTGGGCTGCTGACCCCAGATCAGCCCGTCGAGCAGCGCCGACTCGCGCACGGTCGCGGGCACGCCCTGCGTGGACCCTTTCGCCGTAAACGCAATCGTGCGCCGAGGCTTCCCGCGAAGTGAGATGCGCTGCTCGGTGTCGTTGTCGGATGTGATGACGTTGGTCAGCCACGCCAGCGTCTCCTTGACGCCATCCTGCCAATCGGGGCGCGAGGAGAAGAGCACCGTGGGCGGCGTCATGCGATGCCCATCCCGGCCTTGATCGACCGCGCGTTGCGAGTGCTGATCCGTACGTGCGCGTCTTGCCCGGCGGCCGATTCCATCTCCTTCGCCACCCACCCATCTGGCGGGCGCAACTCGACGACATGATGCTCGCCCCCGCGCGCGGCGTTCCCGGCGGAGCCCGACACCAATCCGCCTTCCGCGAAATGCCGGATCGTGTTGTGCGAGTCGCGGGTGAACTTCCCCGCGTTGATCGCGTGCATCGCCGGGACGCCGACCCGTTGCACCGACGCCGCATTGACCACGTACTCGCCTTTCGAGAGCATGGCGGGGATCGAATCGCTGGTCGCTGTCCCGGCGCCCCACACGTGGCCGCCCGCGGCAAGGGCGAGGATTCCTGCGGCCGCGCGGAGCGCCGGAGAGAACGGCATCCCTTCGCGCCGCGGGTGTTCTACAGCGCCGCCCTGCCAGAGGCGTAGGACGCCGCGCTGGGTGACGTGGCCGCCCTGCGCAGCAGCCGCCGCCGCGAGGTCTCCGAGGCCGGCCGCCCCACCAGCACCGCCCCCGCCGCCCGAGAAGAGGCTCATAATCCCGCCCTCCCCACCACCACCGCCGCCGCCCGAACCGGAAGACGAGAGCGCGGACGCCGCCTGCGTGAGCTGCTGCGCGGACTGGGTGAGCTGGCTTGCCGCGTTGGAGAGCGCGCTTGCCACGGACCGCAGCGCGGACGCGGCGGCTGAGAGTGCGCCAGAGCCGGAAGTGCCCCCGCCAATGGCGCCGGCGACCCCGCCCGGCGTAGGAATCCCTGCCGCTTTCTGTGCGATAGAGCTTGCCAATCCGAGCGCGGTTTGCGTGCCGGGGACGGGGCTGAACCCGAGCTTTGAAGCGATCCCGCTGGCCGTCCCGAGCACCCCGGCGATCGACTGCGCTTGGCTCGGGCCGCCAGTCCCCCCGGCGTACGGCACTGCGGCGTCAGGCGCGGCGGCAGAGGGCAGCGCCCCCACCCCGGCGTCGCTGCCCAGCATCCCGAGGTCAGGCGTGACCGACGGTGCGCTCAGAGCGGCCGGGGAACCTGGGGGTGGCGTGGCGCCCGACTGTGTCAGGTTCCCGCGCTGCGCACCTGCGGGTGCCGCAGGACCGGAGGGGTTGATACGGTTGAGCATCACCGCGATGGCCATCCAGCGATCCGCCGCGGCCTGCATCGCCTTGCCCGCATCGAACAGGACATCCGGCGCTGTGCCGAGCGGCGTGGTGTCGCCCTTCGGTTTCGGTGCCAGCGCGTGCTCGATGCCCTCCTTGATCTTGACCCCGATCGGCGCCGCAAAGGCGTGCTGGAGATCCTTCACGAGCCCGATCGCCATCTCCTTCATGGTGGCCGAGAAGCTCCGCATCTTGTCGATGCCACCGCCGAAGAACTGATCGAACGACCGGCCCAGCGATTCGCCGAGCGCCTTGCCGAACTCGGTGCTGGCGTCGGTCGCCTTCTTCGCCTCGATGATGGTTTGGTTGTAGGCGGTGGCGATCTTCTCGACCGCGATCACGTCTTTGGGGTCGCCCGTGATCTCCGCGAAGGCAACGGCCTGCGAGTAGAGTGCGCGGAGTTGCACGAGGGCATCGGCGTACGCTGTCGCGAGCTGCTGTGCGCCTTCCGCCTTCGTGACCGTCCCGACGTCTACCTGGGCGTGCACATCCGCGACGCGGGCCGAGAGCGTGTCGCGGACGCCGGTCTCCCCTTCGCTGATCGACGTACGGGCCGTCTCGATGCGCTTCTTCTGGAGCTCGTCGAGGGCTTCGATCTCCAGCGCCGTCGTGTGCTTCGTGGCCTCGAGCGCCTGGGCGTTCAGGTTCGTGATCTGGGCCAGGAGCTCGGTGCGCTTCTTCGGGTCGGTCTCCGTCTGAAGGAGCTGCTCGTCGATCGCGACTTCTTTCTGGAGGCCGTTGTATTCGATCGCCGCGAGCTTCGTGTAGTACTGCTCGGCCGAGATCAGCTTTTGCTTGTAGAGATCCTCCGTGTCCTGCTTGTCGATCCGCATCTGCTCGGCGATGATGGACCGCTGGGCTGCGGCTTCGGCCTCGCGCTGCCCCTGCTCCTTGCGGTCGGTGCCGGGCACGGGCTCGGGCGGCGTGCGGGTGAACGTCGCCGTCCCCGCCTGCTGCTGGCGGAGGGCGGTGATCTGGTCCTGCTCCTGCTTGCGGCGGAAGGGGTCCGACTCCAGCTCCATCGCCTTCTGCCGGATGGCGATCTGCTTTTCGAGCCCGTCGAACTGGATTTGCGCGAGGTCGTTCTGGTAGGTCTTCTCGTCGAGCAGCCCGGCTTTATGCTGGCGCTTCACTTCGGCGGTGTCGGCGGCCATCTGCTTGATGACAGCGTCGAGCGACGGCAGGTCAGGCGCCGCGGGCGCGAGGTCGGTCTTCGCCTTGTTGAGATCCGCGATGGCTTGCTTCTGCTCCTCCTTCGCGGCGGCGATCTCCCGGTTCTGCTCCAGGTTCCCGGCGAAATTACCGGCCGCTGGCCCGAGCACACCTGCCGCGCCGGTCGCTGCCGCGGCTGCGATCGACGGCGTGCCCTCAGCGTCCTGCACCTTCTGTTGCGCCGCGATCACCCGCAGCTCGGCGGCGCGCACCCGCTCCTGGGCCTGGGCTTGCAGCGCCGCGATATTCTTGTTGAGCGCCGCCGTCTGCGCGTCGATCGACGCCGTCTCGTCGCTGATGGCGCCCTGGAAGGAGGGCGAGAGGGCGATCAGCTTGGCCTTGGTGGCGTTGACCGCTTCCTGCGCCTCGCGGTGGAGCGATGTCCCAGCAGCGGTGCCCTTGAGGGTTTCTTCTTCGGCGTGGAGCTGCGCGATCAACTCCGGTGCCAGCCGGATCGACTCCCCGAGCGCGCGGTTGGCGGCTTCCTGCTCCGCTCGCGCGCGCGCGACGTTCTGGCGGTGGATCTCCCAGGCGAGCGCGATCCCGCCCAGCACGATCGCGACGCCCGTGAGCACACCCGCGAGGGTGAGGAACGTGCCCGTCGCGACGCCCGCGGCCACGCCAGCGACCGTGATGCCTTCCGCCGCCGCCGCGCCTTCGACACCCAGCCGCCCGAGCGCCACCGTGCGGAGCGACGTGCCGAGTAATCCGCTGGCCTGCCCCGCCGCATTGAGCGATGTGACGAACGCCCCGAACTTCGCCGCCGTCGCCAGCGCCGCCCCGCTCATCGTATTCAGCGCGCCGATAAACCCCACGATCTTGCTGACCGCGAACGCCGCCGCGATCTCCGGCGCGAACTTGGCGGCCAGCGTCAGGAGGTCCGCCATCGCGCGCACGGCCCCGCCGATGATCCCGCTGGAGAGTCCGACCTGCACGAACGCCGCCGCCAGCTTGACCGCCGCAGCCAGCGCCGTCCCAATCTGCGACGCCAGCGCGATCGTGTCCGCGACGACCGCCTGCACCTTGTCGCGGTTCTGGTCCAGCCATCCGGCCAACGCCTGCGCACCCTTCACCGCCTCGTCGAACATCTGCCCGAAGACGGTCCCGACCTGCGTGGTGATCGCCTGAATGGCGCGGCTCAGGCCCGAGAGATCGAGCTTCGAGAACGCGGGGCCGATCTTCTGCTCGATGACGGTGACGATCGGGGCCACCGCATCTTCGGCCCCGCGCTCGAGCGATTCCTTAAACTGCCCCTCGATCCCGCGGAGATTGGTCGATGCGTCGCCGGGCTTGTACGCGGCCAGCTTCGCGTTGAGCAGTCCTTGGATGTCGTTCCGCTCTTTCGCTGCCTTGAGGTCCGCCTGCGTGATCCCGAGGATGGCGACGAGTTGGTTGCGCTGCTGGGCGTGGCCGTTCAGGATTTGGAGCAGGGTCGATTCGACCTGCTCGTACGGGATGCCCAACTCCCGCGCGAGGACCGCGAGTTGCGTGGTCTCGCTCCGAAGGTTGGCCAGCGTCGTCGCGACA